TGCTCCAATTCCGTCCTCCGATTTGATCCATCCCTGTTGCACGGATATGAAAATCATCCCAGCCGCGAGAAGAATTACAAATGGAACGAACCTTCCAATATTTGCCATTACAGGACTGCCTCCATCCTTTGGAACTGGATGAAACCATCTGTATCGATACATCAAATACATCGCAACTAACAGGGCTACGACCTGAAATATAATTCCGGTGTTCAGTACCGTACTTGCAATTGATAATGCATTTTGTTCAGCGGATGAATCATTCACTTCTTCCTTCTCAACTGATTTGAGACCAATACTTGCGCCAATAATAGAGAATCTTGCAATTAAATAAATACCAACAACAGACAACACTAAACCACTAATAATTTTAAATGCGGTTGACCCCAATATACTTCCTTCCTTATTTGCGTCGGTTTCGCCCTGAAAGCTTTTCCATAGTAACGACAATAATGTTATACCTCCAAAACCGATAAAACCATAACCGACATAACTCAAGATATTATCATGTTTTGATGCACTTCCGATTTTATTTCCAATTTGATAACTGGTGATCGCAAGAGTCAATCCAATTCCCAAAACAAATACAACTCCAACAATAATAAGTGTCATGATCATCGTTGATATTTCAGGAGGTCCTTCGGATGGTGCTGGAAAAAACTGGTCTTTTCCGCTTGCATCCCTCCATGTGATGTAAGAATAAATATCGCCAGAATACAACCATATCGCAAATAATACACTTGTTATCAACAATATAAATGTTTCAAGATGCTTCGTGAAAACTTCCCATGTAAAAAAACCAACCAAAACGATTACTGAAATAATAATCAATGGCAATAAATCTATTAATTTTGATACGGATGAAGGTGAACCATCCATTGATAATGATAACTATACCCAGTTATAATTATAATATATAATAATGCAAGTAAGAGTACGCTCTTTATCTTTCATTTGAATTATAAAAAAGACATTGCGGTTTTTTTTCCATGACAATCTCGACATAACGCCACTAAATTATCAACATGGTTCGACCCACCATGCTCTAAAGCTATTACGTGATCAACTTCAAACCACGCGGGAAGTTGGCGCTGGCAGTCTCCGCATTTCCATCCTTGTTGTGCAGCGACATATTTTTTCTTAGTTTCACTAACACTACGCTTGCTAGACCCTTTACCGGATGAAAGGACACGTTTCTCAGCGGCACTGAGATTTCCACCGCCCCCCACCGACGGTAGCATGGTATTTTGCGGCGTATTCACTCCCATCGCGCTCATCATTGCGCCACCTACGCCACCTAGTGCGCTTGTTGTAGCGCCAGCACCTCCTTCATTAGGAGATGAAATCCGCCTTGTCATGTCAAAAAACGGAGTTATCATATCCGCCGTGTCTTTACTAATCGGCATATATTTAATGATGTCGTTCGCATGATACAATAATTCCCTAGAGTTTTCAGGATTGCGACGTAAAAACAAGAAGAGAGATAGACCAATGAAACCAAATGTCGCCATCTTGATCCACTTTTGATTGCTTTGAAATAATTTTATTAACTGTCCATCGTAATATGTATTCGCGATAAGAATGGCAGTAATGATAAATACAATATATTCTGTTTTGATCATTAGATTATATATAGCAGGGAATATATTACCGGTTATGGTAATAATAAGCTGCATATCCTAGACCCGCCAACATTAATACATAGACCAATTTTTCACGATATTTCAACTCTTCCATGATTTGAACCGGTTTGGGTCGATAATGCAAGTAGTATTTCTCAAGTGCTTCATGTAGGGGCATTTCATCCTTCATGAGGATTACATTATATCGGTTATGGATGAAATGGACCCAACGTATAAACGATTCTCGACTGTCCAAGTATGGACGAACCGGATACTTACTTATCATTCGGTCGAATTCAGCCGACATTTCTGGATCGGGAATTAACATTGAGAAATTCTGTATAAAGTCATAGTATTTTTTGCGCACAACATCGTTTACATGGTCTGGGTAGTTTACAGCAGCAGTCATCAAAACAAACCAATAATGCGGCCCCCATATTTTCGCATCTAGTTTCAACATTGCTTACTATGAAATGACATAAAAACAATAACAGAAATACGATAAGTGTTATGGCAAATGAAAATCAAATGTCGATTGGTTCGCTCGATCCTGTGAATGAACCTCCCGCCAAAAAAACAAACAATCCTAAATCTGCGTTGTCTTATTCTGAAATCATACAGTTACGTCAGAGTAAACAAAGCGGCGGCGGCGGAGGCGGAGGCGGCGGCAGTAGCGCCAGTACTCTTGAACCTATCGGACATGAACCAAACAAGTATTTCTGTAATAACTGTAACCGAAACAACCATGTCTACAATAATTGCCGCGCACCCATCACAAGCATCGGCGTAATTGCGTTTCGTTGTGGTGAAACCGGCCCCGAATTTCTCATGATTCGTCGTCGGGATTCATTCGGGTTTGTTGACTTTGTTCGTGGTAAGTATTCATTGAATGATGAAGCTTACATACAACGCATCATCGATGAAATGACATTGACAGAGAAGTCGAATCTAACACGACTCACGTTTGACCAATTATGGCGGTTATTGTGGGGAGAGTATACCCGTGGTAGCCAGTATAAGAACGAGGAGCATATTTCTTTTGAAAAGTACCGCCAGGTTCTCGGTGGAATTCGAACAAAAGATGGCCGTGTAAAAACCCTCCAGCAGTTTATCGATGACTCTACTACAAGTTGGACAGAGACAGAGTGGGGATTTCCAAAAGGTCGGCGTAATTACAACGAGAAAGACCTGCCATGTGCATTGAGAGAATGCCTTGAAGAAACGGGGTACGATATTACTGCGGAAAATGTGATCCAAAATATCGCGCCATTCGAAGAGATTTTCATGGGATCCGATATGAAATGTTACAAGCAGAAGTACTTTCTCGCAATGGTGGATTTAGATAAGAAGCCAAAGAAGGCACATGATATTATGGAAGTCGGTCTCATGAAATGGATGACGTTTGATGAATGCATTCAATCGATACGACCTTATAATTTAGAAAAGATCGGGATAGTCCGTAAAGTCAATAACATATTATCCCGCTATCGTATATTCTGAGCTATCCTTTTTATTTCGTATAGTTATATAAAGGATAACTGATTCAATAATAAAAATGGAAAATGAAGATACCGAAAATATACCAATGGAATTATCAGTTGCATCCGTTGCAAGCGCTGCGATGGCGGCCATCCCTGAGCCACCACCACAGGCGGATATTGGCGCAAAAAAACAAATGATGACAATCAAACCACGAGCCAGAAAAGGTGCCGCATCTGGAGGGGTGGTTCCTAGTTCGAGAGATTCGATTGCCCAGATGAAAAAAGACTTGGAAGATGGTCGCAAACGCATCAAACCAGAAGAACTCAATAATCCATTTAGTAAAGAGTTCAACAAGTTATTACTCAAAAAAGAACTGCTTGAACGAGAGATGACACTACATGATATCGGAATTCTCCCGGATAGCGACAATGAAGAAGGACGAATCGCCGCCGCCGCAGCCGAAGGCTTATACCCTACCCTAAATGATCCAAATTTTAATACCAAAATCGCCCTTCGAAAGGAGTTCTTTGATACCAAAATGGATGTAGATCATACTAAAAATGTTGAAGAGGAAGCTGAGATTCTGTGTAATGCCCAGATCGAACTCGCCCCGAATCAGCAGTTCGTGCGCAATTTTCTTTCTGTAGAGACTCCGTATAATAGTTTATTGTTGTATCATGGTCTAGGTACAGGAAAAACCTGTTCTGCGATCAGTGTTGCAGAAGAGATGAGAGATTACATGAAACAAATGGGAATCAACCAACAAATTATCGTGATTGCTTCGCCGAATGTGCAAGAAAACTTCCGTCTACAACTCTTCGACGAACGCGAGCTTCGAGAGATTGAGCCGGGAGTATGGAATATTCGCGCATGCACAGGTAATAAATTCATCAAAGAGATTAACCCGATGAATATGAAAGGGCTTACGCGCGATAAAATCATCAAGCAGATTCGGCGCTTGATCTCATCACATTACTTGTTTTTTGGCTACAATGAATTTGCAAATTATGCGCGAACTCATGCATCCAGTGTGGGGATTTCACAAGATGACGCAGTGATTCAAGAAGTTCGGCGGAAAACAGGTGTTGCCGCAGCGGCGTCGGTGGCAGCGCCTGGAGGCTCTGTGGCGTCAATGAAGAAAGGTCGTAAGTCTGCTGCAGATCTTGCGAGAGAAGCAGACCTGGAAACACTCGCGATCGAGACATTATCTGTTTCAAAGTTGCGTAAACTCTTTGCAAACACGCTTATTATTATTGATGAGGTCCACAATATTCGTATCACGGATGACAATCGAGACAAACGTGTTGCGAAGATTTTGTTTCAAATTGTCCAAAAAGTAAACAATGTGCGTCTTTTATTGTTGTCAGGTACGCCCATGTACAATAGCTACAAAGAGATTGTATGGTTGATAAATCTGATGAACTTGAATGACCGCCGGGCAACAATCGATATTGCCGATGTCTTCGATGATCGAGGAAATTTTCGCTTGGATGCGACTGGTCGAGAGATTGGCAAAGATCTTCTCATTCGAAAGGCAACGGGATATGTTTCATTTGTACGCGGTGAAAACCCGTATACATTTCCATACCGTATATTCCCGAGAGAACATACACCCGAGCATTCACTCTTGATGCAAACACGAGGTGGTCTCGGGTATCCACGAACACAGTTGAACGGACGTCATATTGAGCAACCTATCGAACATATTGACGTCTATATGACACCGGTTGGCGATATTCAAGAAGCAGCGTATCGGTTTGTTGTGAATGATATGAAGGCAATGTACATTTACAAAAAAACTGCGATGGTGCGTAGGAAAAAGGCGGCAGCGGCAGCAGCAGCTGCATCAGATGAAGCAAGTGGAAAAGGCAAGGGCAAAGGCAAGGGCAAAGGCAAGGGTAAAGCCGCCGTCGCAGCCGCTGCCGCCGCAGGTCCCGCTTCTCCTGGCGCAGAAGTCATTGACGAAAGAACAATCGTTGAATCAGTTGATTTTCCATCATTCGAGAATATGGATACAATCGGTTACGCAGCTGTACAGAGACCATTAGAAGCATTGAACATCGTATATCCACATCCATCACTCATTGAATACATGAATAACCCAAATGATGAATTTGATATCACCGCATGCATCGGAAAGGAAGGGTTGCGGCATATTATGTCATATGAAGAAACGGGTAACCCGCCAATGCGTTTGAACTTCGAGTATCGACCTGAATTTACACGTTCATTCCGATTACCGAATGGCGAAAACACGACAAAAGCATCATCGCGTATTTTTGCACCAGACAACATTGGACGATATTCTGCCAAAATCAAGAATATATGCGATACAGTTATGCGTAGTGAAGGAATCATCCTGGCATACAGTCAGTATATCGATGGTGGGGTAGTACCAATTGCACTTGCATTAGAAGAGCTTGGTTTTACGCGATACAGCGCAGCTGGCGGAAACTCGTCGCTATTTCGGAATAAACCAACACAAAGTATTGACGCGATTTCGATGCTTCCACAGCGTCAACACCAAGCACAATTTCCAAACCAACCGTTTCGTCCTGCGCGTTATTCAGTGATTACTGGCGATCCGTCGATTTCACCCGACAACCTCTATGAACTGAAAGCCCTTACGAGTGACGACAATACTCGCGGTGAAAATGTAAAAGTTGTTATTATTTCCGTAGCAGGAAGTGAAGGTCTCGATTTTAAAAACATTCGTCAAGTGCATATTCTGGAGCCGTGGTACAACATGAATCTCCTCGAACAAATTATCGGACGCGCTATCCGTAACTGTAGCCATAAGCGGTTGCCTTATTCACAACGGAACGTTGAACTTTATTTGTATGGAAGTCGATTAACGAACCCGGAAATTGAGGCGATTGATCTCTATTTGTATCGTCTCTCGGAATTCAAAGCAGTAAAAATTGGCGTAGTCTCTCGTGTTCTGCGAACATCTGCGGTAGACTGCCTGTTGAATATACAGCATAATACACAAACCGCCGCACAACTGAATCAAGTTGTAAGACAAAATCTCTCGTCACGTAAACAGATCGATTACCAAGTCGGCGCACGCCCGTATTCCGCATTATGCGATTATATGGAACGGTGTGAATATACGTGTCGTCCGACATTTTCAAATGGTCGCCCCATTCAAGAACAGAATGAATTGTATGGAATGGGAGATGACAGCGACAGTGAGGACGACGACAGAGAGGGCGGACAAGGACGCCGTGGAGGTGATGTTCGCTTAGATACATTCAATGAGAAGTTTATGTCGATGAATTTGGATAAAATTATTCACAAAATCCGAGACTTATACAAGGATGGATTTTTTTACAAAAAGACGGGGCCAAACGGAATCATTGCACATGTAAACGCGATTCGACAGTATCCAATTGCACAAATTAATCTTGCATTGACAACGATGGTCAGTGATCCGAATGAATATGTAAACGATAAATATGGACGTCTTGGACGTGTGATTAATGTCGGTGATTACTACCTCTTTCAACCGATCGAAATCACAGATAAACGTATCAGCATTCATGAACGAAGCACGCCTGTACCATTCAAACATTCCGCAATAGAATATCCTCTTCAACAAGAAGTAACAGAAGATTACCTCGGTATGAAGTTAAGCGAACCGAGTGTTTCGAATAAAAAAGTCGCAGAGAGAGTGAATAAAATGCTCGGGTCTGATGCTGCATCTTCTTCTTCTGGGGTGGCAGTAGAAGCGCCTGACGCGCCCGAAGAAGTACCTCCATCGGATGTATCCGAAGTAGAAGAAGAACCGGAAGCACAACCCGCCAATGAAATCGAGGACCTAATTACGACACTTGAAAATACATTTGAAACATGTAAAACTGTATATGAAAAGCCAACCAAGGATCAGGATGAATGGTATTATTATTGT